AAAGACATAAACTTACTGACCTTGATTGGGCCTTTCTTTGAAGATGCATATTTGACCTCAAACTCAGGCTTTGCTTCCTGAAGGTCTGGTGTAACTCCGTCTACAAAATCGACTTTACGAACACCTACTTGTTCTTGGACTTCCTGTAATGCCTGTGTCCAACTCTTTGAATATCTCATGGTTCTCCTATTTGTCCCAATTCTTTATGGCTGTAAAATTATTAAATGAAAATTCTAGTCTATCAACTAGTTTGACAGCCCTCTGGGAACTGTCTGCGACAACATACCCTTCGGGCGATGTAACTTTATATCCGTCTTTAGTTTTTATGAATGTACCTATTCCTAATTGTTTTATACTGTTTAATTTTTTTATTACTTTATTTTTTGCATTTACAATATTAATCATAAATTCTGAAACTGCCACCATATTTGTAGTATGTCGCCGCAGTTCTTTAAAAAATTCCTCTTTGCGTGCCATCCATTGTTTTTTAGACTTTTCAGTTTTCTTTGTCAGAGTAATTTTTACAAATCCTTCGTGTACAAATTTGAAATAATTTGAAACCATCATTCTTGGATTCGTTTTTATATTTTCACGAATCAAAGAATTTTGAAAGGTTTTCCATGCAACTGATACTGGAAGAGTTTCTTGTAATGCAGGCCACTCATTCATTTTCCTTGAATCAATTCTACGAAATACCTTTCCTGCTTCTGATAAGTCTTTGGTAATATCAACTGTTTCTGCCTGAGTAAATTTAATGGTTCCAGACAAATCTTTATAACTAGCTTCAGTATGCCATACAGAAGATACTTGTTTCAGAGGTTGGTTCATCCCATACGATGCAAACATTCCTTCTAAAGTGTCTCCTGTATAAGTTGTGTGCCATACTATTCCAATTTTAGATTTTGATATTTTTCTTCCAATATCAGAATCTTTTGGTACTGCATACATTATCGTATTCGGTTGGAAGGTGTGATGGTCACGAATTTCAGACTGTAGAGTTGACTTGAGATACAAAAGATCTCCTTGTATAACTCCTTTAATTCCCAACTTAGAAAACTCACTAAGTGCAGTTGAAAATGCCTCCCCTAAATATCCCCCTAAATTAATGTCAGATTGTTTCTTGTAAAGCAAGGGAGTTTTATTGAACAACCCTTTCTTCGCAACAAAAAACTGACCATCTGAAGGGTCTGTTCCTGCAAATATCGCAGGAGCACCATCCCACTTAACAGTCATGTTAATTTTTGTTGTTGACTCTCCTGCCAACATATCTCTCAACGACTGAATAAATCGTATTGCAGCTCTTCCACCCTCTATACCATTATTTAGAATTTCATCTTCAATATGTTCAAGATGTAGATTCTTTCCTGGCGCTTCTACCAGATAATTTCTGAAATTGAGCATAGTTTAGGGTAGTTTTATTGTACCACTAATACCCAAACCCAACCCATCAATCATTTCTGATGCTGGTTTCTTTTTGAGTACATCAAAGAAATTACCAACTCCATCCACTACTTTACTTAAAAGTGAGCTTACCATTCCTTTTATACCTTTTCCTATTGTTGCAAACCCCTGTCTAATTTTAGCGAAAAATCCCCCAAATTTAAACTCAACTAGTACTTCTTCTAATAACATTCCTTGTGAAATTTCAGTATTTACCTCAGTGATGTTATATGATTTTAATGTTTCTCTTGCTTTCTTTTTCCTAGCTTTATCAGCAGTTGGTCTTTTCAATATTTCTTGAGCATCTTTTATTTCTTGTTTAATTCTTAGTAATTCTTTATGGATTGCCTTTGTATTGCTATCATATTTCAAATTGACAGCTACTTTACTTATACTATCAAAAACCTCTCGTTCTGTCTTGTTGCCTGAAATCAATTGAGTTGTCAGTCTAAGAGTCGAATCTCCACTTCTAGCTGCACCAGTAGGTAATGTTCTTATATTTGGTGTACTGACATTTGTGGCCGCAACCACATACGGAGATCTTGGAGATTTAATTTCATCAAATCCATCTGGTGATAATACATAACTTGCATAAGGTGCTGAGCGAGATGGTTCTTTGTCATTCTCAAATTCTTTATTATCTGCTGGAGCTTCCCCTTTACTATTGTACTTATTATAGGCTGTCATACCCTCAAATGTAATATATTGTTTAAGTAATTTATTGGTATTTAATGAGTCCTGTAACTCAGTTTTGAGTTGTTTTATGCTTTCTTCAATTACTCCATATCCATTTTTGACTTCTATTTTTCTCATATCTTCTAAGATTTTATTTATATCTACAGTCTTAGATTTTTTCCCAGAAGAAGTGAATGCCTTGTCTAAACTTCTCTTGAATGACCCTATTCCAGTTTTTTCTGTACTATAATCTCCACCCTTATCAGTTAATTTATCTCTAGAATAAACTTCTGATATTGCAGTCTTCTTAACTCTATCAATAATTTCTATAATCTTTTCGTTTATTTTTCCACCTTCATTTTTTTCATATCTGTTCACTGCACTCATGAAAATACCATTAAATTCATCTTTGTTTTGAGTAGAAGCTATTACCATTGACCCTGACAATTTTACAGATGTAGGCATCCATCGGCTTCCCTCAATAATAATAATATCAGCCTTAGCTTGATTCATACCCCCACCATCATAATTAGATTTAAGACTATAATGCTGTTTTTCTGTTTTAGCTCCTGTTGTCACTCCATCTTTATATACATTTTTTACTGTTTTCGATAAAACTTCTGCACTGGCTGAACCCTTAATTTCAATATTAGTAACCCCTTCTTCTGGAGAAACCTTATTCTTTACACAATAATTGATGAGATTGACAATATCTACTTCAAAAGCTTTTGCTTGTTCGCCTGATGCCTTTTCAGCCAAGTAACCTTTAAAAGATTTCATTTAATTTTGGGATAAGAGGGAACCAGATTCTAAGGTAAGATTTTCAAGTTCCCATGTTACAAAAAGAGGGGAGCGGCCATGCCCCGTAGGTATATTCCCTGACTTGCACCCTCAGAGAGTATTTATACTAATTGAACTTCCAATCGGTAGTATCTATGTTTTGGGCTTTATCAAAGGCAGGCGTATCATCCTGTCCAGAATCCACAATATCCTCTTGTGCATCCTGTTCACAATCATACAGTTTCATTTTCGGTCTGTCAATCCCGACAACGAACTTTTTGTTTTTAGTGGGGTCATTATAGCGGTTCTTGAGTTGTTTAACCATAATTTGGTCAAGTTTTTCAAGTTGTTCAGTCTGGATGAGAGCGAACATGAAATCCGCTGTAGCAGGTAAACCAAAGCTCTCACTGGTATCCTCCAATCCGATATCAGTACTTTGAAATCCCGAGCGAGTCGTTTGTGTAGCCGATACGATTGGTAAGTTATGTTCCACAGCAAGTCCTCTGAACTCTTCTGCAATCGCTTTAATATAGAAGTACGATCCAATGTTAGCCCCTGTCTTAAATCTAGATGATGCACAAATATTTATATAATCAATAAAAATAATATCTGGTCTGAAATCACGTTTTAACATGAGTTCTTTCAATAATCCCTTGAAATGTCCTGTGTGTGCAGTTGCAGTAGGATATTCCTTGACAACCAAGGTTCCTTGAGTCTTATTTTTAATTTTATCAACTGAAGACTCAAAGACTTGTTTAGGGAGACTATGAAGTTCATCAATAGTCAAGTCCATGAGATTTGCATCTATGCGTTCTGCAATCCTTTCCTCTGCCATTTCCAAAGTAATATACAAAACATTTTTACCTTGAATCAAACAATTAGCAGCTTGATGGCACATAAAAAGAGACTTACCGACACCAGTTCCAGCAAGACATATATTGAGAGTTTTATTAGGAAGTCCACCATTTGTTATTTGGTTGAAGAACGATAAGTCGAAAGGTATTCTCTGCTCTTTTTTATGATAAAAGTCAAAACGCTCGGAGGCGTCATCAATATAATCGTGACCAACAGAGCTATCGAAACTAACAGAAAGAGCATCGGATAGAATATCAGGCAGACTACCAGTGTCGTGATCCTTGTCATCACCATTAATAATGTGGATTCCTTTAAGGACTGCAAGGTGAAGGGCCCTATCTTTGCAATATCGTTCTGTAGCATCAACCAACCATCTTTCGTCAGTTTCCTCAGCTGCCAAGGAATCAAGTACCTTCTGAGTGCCTTTCCAAGTTTCATCATTTAAGTCACTCCTTTTTTCCAACTCAATATATAGAGCTTCCTTGGAAGGAAGATTATTATATTGTTCTATAAATTTAGATATTTCTTCATATATAAATTTTTGTTCTCTACTCTCAAAATATTCAGTCTTCAGAAATGGTAAGACTTTCCGACTGAAGTTCTCGTTGCTCAGCAAGTGACTCAGAATTGTTGTCTCTATAGATGATGTCAACTTGATCCTCCTTTCTTATTCCTTTTTCTAAACATGATATTAAAATGTCTCCACATACATTGTGGAACTCTTCTTCAAATTCAATGTGATTATCATTTTCTGCTTTAGCTATCTTTACAGTAAAATGCAAATCTAATCCCCCATTTTCAGTCTCCTCACCAACTTGTACTTCCTCGTAAAGATAAATCGTACCTTTAAATTTACCTTCATCAATACGAATTGCAGTAAATTTAGATTCATCATTATCACGAACTACAAATGAGTGTTTGACTGTTTCTATATCTTGATATTCTTCACTCAAAACAATACTCCTATAATAAAAATTAGAAACAAAAACACACAACCCAATCCAATAACTTTAGCCCAACTAAAATCACCAAAATAATCTGGATGGTCTATATCTCTTGGTGTATATCCTTTTTTATACATAGTGCAAATAACTCCCTAAAATATATTTTTCTTCACCAACTGGTGCATTACCCCTATGAATAAATTCCCATGTAGCAGGAAACACTAGTACTTTACCACTCTCTGGTGAAACTTGCAAGTCTAAACTGACAAACTCTGTCTCTCCCCCTACATCCACATCATTAAGGTAGACAAAGAATACCAGAAAACGCCGTGCAGACTCATAATTGCCAACGTCAACATGATCCAGAAAAACACCACTATTTCTCTCATATCTTTTTATCCTTAATGCTTCCCAAGAATATTTTTCAGGCCACTGTTTGGGATGCAGTTTAGTGTCAATCTTATATCTATCCATGATATTATGAAACCGATTATACAGTTCCAGATTCATGTCACTTTGCCCTGAGTGATCCATCAGATTCAATTCTGTAAAATCACGATGGGCAACCATCTTAGTTTCTACATGATGAGCCTTTGCTTCTTCAAAGTACTCAATCAACCCTGCACATTCATCATCACTGAATATCTTCGGGTATGTCCGAATCCACCTCTCCATACATAAACTCCTTTGAAGCTGCATCTTCCAGTTGATTCATCACATCTTCTGTGAAGTATTTTTCTGGGTCTGCATAAATTGATTTACCATACAACTGAGTGCCATTCATGTCATATCTATTTCCAGCACGTTTGAACACCCCATGTTTCTCCCCAAACTCCAAGAGTCCATAATATCTATCTATACCAGACTGATACCCCAACCTCACATCGACCATCTTATTCTCAATAGTCAATCTGGATTTTTGGTTTTTGCAGTGAATGATATTTCCTACCACCTCTGTACCATCCTTGTCCTTTTTCTTGGACAAATAAATGATTGAACTGGCTGCATACTTCAATCCAGAACCACCACCCATTTCTTTTGTAGGCATATATGCACCTATCACATCATAGGTATGATTGGTAACAATCAAAGGAACATTTGCACGACCTAACTTGAGAGTCAGAACACGAAATGCAGCCTTGATAATTTGTGAGCGTGTCATGTCCCTTGTATCTGATCCTGCAGCTGTATCTGTCAATTCTTTGGTAGTTGACAGATTACCCAGAGAATCCAGAACGAACATCATAGGTTTCTTTTCGTTCTCTTCCAGATATGCATCTAGAATCTTGATTGCCTGAGTACGAAATTCCTGTATAGTTACTACAGGGAGAATGACCATTCGTTTTGGGTCAATCCCACGAGCGACAATAAGCTCTTTAGGTATAGCGGACTCAGACTCAAAATACAGAACACCGCTGTCAGGATTAGAGTCCAGAAAGTTCTTGACCATACCAAGGGCAAAGTAGGTTTTACCAGTTGCCGACTCTCCTGCAAGTGCTGTGATTTTGTTAGAAGGTAATCCTCCA